ATAGAATGTTGCATCAGTTAAATGCTTTTTGATTTCAGGATAGATAAGTTTATGTATTTCTTTTACTTCGTCCCAATCATCTGTAAGTTGGCTCCACCATACAGCAATACCAAACAGTTTCTTACATGCCTCTGCTTCTGCGTATTGCTTCTTATGTGTGGATGCTCTGACAGGGTAGAGTTCATCTTTTCTGTCGTTTATACGTTGAATAAGGCTGTCTGAAACGATATCATTTATGATATCAAACCCTTTACCTTCATGTGATAATTGATCATCAATGATATCTTTTTTGCCAAAGATACGATCCCAATTATCTGCGTATAGTTGTCGATCAGTTACCTTACGCGGTGTTGATCCTTTTCCACCATGCCACTGAGTCATACAATATTCTTTGTTGATTCGTTAACTACGTCATCCATGTAATTAACCGGTATATCTTTATTTGTCGTTTCTCCTAGCATAGCAAACCCTACTACTAATAGTATAAGTACCATTGCAAAGATACCCATTATTGCTTTTCCTAACATATGTTCTTCTTCAGTCATCTCCACCTCGTTTCTAGCCAGACACGTTCTTTATCTGTTGCTAAGTATATTCTTTTTTGTTTGTGATCTTCTTCGTTAGACCAGCACCAGTGTTCGTTTAAATTTCCACCGTTATCATTATGTTGAGCAAGACTTACTTCATGTATAAAATCATAGTCTTTCATATCACAACTAGGTCCATATGTATCCCAACACCAATCTCTTAATTTATTAAAGTCTATGATCTTTGCTAGATCAGATTGTGCAAGAGGCATAGGAGTAAATCTTTGATACTCAGGATTATGTGTTATACTTACCATCCATTTAAAGATATCATTACCTTTAAATCTCCCGTCTAGTTCTGTAAACTGCAAGGATCCTTTCATTAGTACCCTGCTTGTGTAAGAAGTTCTTTTACTTCAGTAACAACTTCGATATCACGTTTAAACTTGATAGCCCACAACTCAGGATCAATATATTCTAGTATCATCTTTTGTTGAATCTCATCTAACTTGCCTAGAAACTCTGCACCAGACTCACTATGATATAGAGTCCAAGGAGAGACTCTTCCATTTGTTACTTCATAACAAATTCTATTTGGAGCACCATATCTAAATGCATCTTTGCTTTCAATGCCATCATCTTTACATAGTTCAATTAAAGTCTCCATACTACGTGCGATTGCATCTAATGGATCTTCTTGTCTTAGATACTCAACAATAAACTTTGTGTAGTTCTTATCACTTGTCCAACTATCGATTCTAATTTGATTCTTAAGTAACCAGTCTGCATAACGATTGATGTTGACACATCTTATGTTGACGCAATAATGACCGAACTTAACAAAGGCTAGATAGTAAGAACTTTTAGTAAAGTCTAAGTAAGTCTTTGGCTTCTTAGTAGAAGTATTCTGTGCATAGAAGTTTAGCCATGCATTAAATCCAATACGGTTGCCTTTGAGATTCTTATCTCCCCATCTGCGTTTGTACTCACATATATGTTTGTCAATCGTACTTTCTTTTGCGAAAGAACGACCACAAAAATCACAACCAAATTTAGATTTAGTTGCCGAGTTCAATTTCGTATTCTTTGATTTCATTATCTGTAACGAGTTCACTTAGTAATTCTACCTCATCAAATTTAAGTTCTGGAAACTTATCTGCTAGATACATTTTGCGTTTATGTTGTTCACAAAATGCTGTTGCTATTTCAGTCAAGTCTCCTGCTGTTAGTTTAGGATATACTTTCTTATAGTAATCTTTAATGTCTTTAGGCTTTGCAGTATCTTTTAACTTACTAACCCCTGCTTTAATATGAGGAATCCATTGATGATATTGTTTACCAATACCCGGGCTTGCCGCACATAACATCAACCATTGTAGTTTAGGATGATGTATTACGTTCTCATTAAACAAATGTGTGTTTGCATGATAGTCTACACTTTGCAAATAGTATTGTGATAACTCTCGTTTACCTTTTACAACACTAATCCAATGCACCATCATAAACGGAACAAACTTTCTTTGTTGTTCTGTTGTTAGTCGATCATAGTAACCGTAATCTTTTTTATCTATTGCCGCTATTGCCTCAAACAAATTGAAGTCTTGTTTTTCAAACTTTTCATCAACTGGTGTTTTAGTTCTAGCCAAAGTAACCTCTTGCAAACCATCCTATTGCAATTGCTATAGGACCTATTATAAACAAATCAACTATCCAATGCAATGCAATAGATAGTGTGACTATTTCTTTCCAATGTAACTGACAAATATTCTTCCAATGTCTAAAAGACTTGACCATAATCTATTACCTCACAATTACGACTAATCTCTTTAACAAAATAAACACATCTTGGCTTAGGGCCATCATCTAAAGGTACACATAAGAACTGACCATTACGTAGTCTCGGTGCATACCATGTAACATCTGAATAGATGTCTACGATTTCTATCGGCAAGAAGTTAGGAGCAAACGATGACAGAGGATTAAATGAAAAGACTGAAAAGCCTCTGTCATTCAAACTTGATAACGGAAGTGTTTCTAAGTCTCCACCTTCTTCATCACCAATCAACACTTGCCAATCAACTGGCATCTTAATCTGCTTGTCACCAATCTGCAACACAACTGCTGGAGCATTGAATGACTCTAAAAAGATTAAGGGTATGTAATAGTAATCTACGAATGTAGGTGTAGAGTTATCTAAGATAGCAAATCGAAGGTCATCGATTTCTTCTGGTAATGTTTCTAAATTGTAGTACTTGTCTTCTAAAGTTAATATTCTCATTTTGTTATTATACTGCTCCTCGCAGGTTTATTCAAGTTAATCGGTAAAATCATTTGTATTTTAATTTTTCTACAACGAACGGATAGTTCGCTTCTCTGTAAAAATGTTTTCGTTGTGTTAGATGTCGTTTAGCAAATCTACATGAACTTGTTAAGTCCCAGATTTGAACAAAGTCTTTATCGTCTGCTTTACGTATGCCACGACCGATAGACTGTATGACACGAACAAAACTCTTACCTGGTTCAAGGAGTACAAGATTAAAAATCCTAGGAATGTTGATACCAGTACTAGCCACGCCGTAAGTAGCAACAATGATTTTATTATCACTAACGGCAACATCATCATATTCTTCTTTTCTGTCAACAACTTTCATTCCTCCTGATACAAATACTGCATCATCTCCTAAACGTTCTACAAGAGCATGTCCTGCATTGATACGATCAACAAGAATTAAAGTATTTCCTGATAGAGATATAGTATCAATAAGACTAGCCATCTTATCTAAACGTTTTTCATCACTGAGTAAATGTTTTAGTTCACTTTGATAGTTACTGAACTCTTGTTCGTCTTGTAACTGTACAATGTTTACGTGACACTTTGCAAGTACCCCTTGATCCTGCAATTCTTTTGCAGATAATTTATTAATGACAGGTCCCAAACTTATTTGTAAAGCAATGTTTTCATATCTTGCTTTGGGAACTGTTCCTGTGAGTCCCCAACGAATGGGAACGTGTGCCATGACTCCTGTTAACAATGCTTTTAATGCATCTGCTTTAGCCATGTGTACTTCATCTACTATCACACATACTACACCTTCTATAAACTCGTCTATGGTGCATTGTGCTTCGCCTCTTTTAGTATTCTTTAATAGAATGTTTAAAGATTGCCAAGTACAAATGGTGTGTTGTTTGAAGTATTCTTTTCTATCACCGAAGTATACACCAACATCTAATCCCATGTTAACGTAGTCTTCTTCTGTTTGTGATACTAAACTTTTGTTTGGTACAATGACAATGCTACGACCGTAGTCTTCGACACTCTTACTGAGTGCGGCTGTCATAATAGTCTTTCCTGCGCCTGTAGCGACTTCTTGTATTGATTGAGGGTTCTTTAAGAACTCGTTAATGACATCTACTTGATAGTCTCGTAGTTCAATAGACTGCCCCTCACAGACATGTCCTTTAGGCCAGAGAACCTCTTTAAACGTGTCTTGTTGAATCTCTGTAAAATCGAATTGAGTCTGATATTCTCTCATATCTTCTAACTCAATGGTGTAGTTTAATTCTTCTAATATCGGAATGATATCTTCTAGTAAATTAATAAATGTGGAACCAGCAAGGCTACAATAACTAACCTTGCCGTTCCATCTTCCCAACTTAACACTGGGCATATACCTTGCACCAGGAACTTCAAATTCAAACTTCTGCATTAGTGCCCTACGAGCATCTAATTCAAGTCCATCAATCTTAAGATTGACTTCATCTTTGATTTTTAATGTTGCTATTCCTGGCATCTAATTAAGGCCTATATTGTAGTGTTAAGAAGTATTCTAACCCGCCTGCGGCGTAGTTAGGTACAAGTTCAATCTCTTTGTCTAGTATATCTCTTATAGTAAAAGATAGCAAGTAGTTCGGATATGCTTTCTCAATCTTGTAGTCTAACGAACTAACATCATCAAGCATTTCTGTACCGTCATATGCACCTGGCTCTCTGTCGAATAGTCCTGTATATCTAAATGAGATATCATAACTACCTAAGTCAGTTACAGATGATACAACTACTTTGTATTTCGCAACACGGGGTTGATCACTATCTGTGTAGCCTAACATTAAGCCGACGTTTGTAGAGTTTAATCTTTCGATGTCATAACTGCTTCCATATCTTACACCTTGTGTATCATATGATCCAGTATTGACAAAGGAAGAGTCACTATAACTATAGTCGATTCCTTCAGAGAATTTGTATTTAAAGACAGTTATATTTTTATAACCAATCTCATAACCAATTGCTTCTTCAGGCTTTAGTGTTGGATTAGGTTGAGTCCATGTGTCACCGTTTAACTCATATAGAGTTGGGTTACGATATGATGTACCTAAACTTGCGTACCAATCATTGAACTCAGTTCCTAAACGATACACGAATGCATCTTCACTTAGACGAAAGCCGACATCAAATGAGTCGAAAGACGTTAGTGAATATAGTGATACTTGATTCTGATCAAAGTCTGAATACTTCTCATACTCAACAGTTGCTCCTAGTAGTGTAGACCCAACTTGGTGTCTAGTATCTACATAGGCTCTTTCTGCATCACTTTTAAAAGTTTGCAAGCCTTGTGTTTCATACTCAGCATCATTAAATGTATAACCAAATGTATAGTTATCATTCCTTACTGAGACGGTTCCTTTGTTTCCAGACTGCACACAATCATTTGTTTGTGAAAAAGATGCTGTATAACAATTATCGTAATCGTACTCATATGATGTACCCGATACATTTACTTTCCAGTCACCATATTCTTTCTGACCTTTAAGTGATAGATTGTTATAACCATCCTTTTCATCGTTGTCAGTTCTGACACTATCATTGTTTGCATCAAAGTAACTAAGGTTAAAACCGTTACCTGTATGACTTACAAACGTACTACTACCTACTCTGATAGTCGATCCGTCTTTAAGATCATCAGTGATAAAGATTGCACCGCCTAAACTACCCGAGCCATATAAGACTGAGTTAGGACCGTTTACTATCTTTACTGTTTCATTACCAGTAGCAAAGTCATGACCAAAGTCATACCATCCGCTTCCAGCATCGTTTGCTGGCACACCGTTTCTATATATAGTCGTGTGTACTGTTTGTGTACCTCTGTCAGTATAACCCATAAAAGAACCATATCCGCCTGACACTGTTACTGCCGGCATAATTGTTTCTAGTAGATTGACATCTGAAGATGGGTCTGATTCAGACTCATAGACATTTGCCCCGGTTACGATGACTTCTTCAATCTCTTGCGACTGAAGTTTATTTGCGATCAACATTAAAAACATTACCGCGGCTACTAGGTATAGCGGCATGAAGTTAACGTGAAAGTTTTTATTTATATTACTATTCTTAATCATGTTATTTGTATTGGTCTCCCGTTTGTTATGATTATAATTTTGCCATTGCGATTATCGCCATGACACTGTTCTGGCTCAATGATAGAATTGAATTGAACTAATACAGGCATGCCATTAATGCCATACTCGCCGTCACTCTCTCCAAACATATCCTGAGCCGGGTGCATCTTTAAATTATGTTCGACAAAATTGTCTCTACATTCTTTATAGATACTATTCCAACCGGCACCTTTTCTGTGACTTTGAGCAGGAGTGCCACGTCCCATCAAAAGATCACTAGTGCCAAGATCGACTAACCAACTACACCATTCGCTGATCTCATCTATATCACATTCTACAATGTAACTAGATGCAAACAACAATTGAGGACTACCCTCAGTGATTGGTTTGTCTATCTTTATACCCAACTGTGATAGTTGATATAAACACTTTGCACTGTTGTCTAACGTTACCTCTTCTAGTAACTTATCTAACACTTGGTTAGAATTAACAACTGCATAGTGTCCATCAACACACACTAGTGTTGGGTCATTATACTTGACTGGCTGTGCTTCCAGTCGCTGTATGATGTCTTTAATTTCGTTATGATATACTGTCGTAAAATATTGAGGAAGTATTTCATATGCTAATTTCAATCCATATGTACTTGGCTTTGCTTCATATCTTTTACGTTCACTATTCCAGATCCAAGCCTCTGCACTATCATGTAAACTATCAACTGGAAACCATGTTGATATTAATGCTCTGAATTTTGATATAAATTCTTTTTTGAATGGTACCCTGATAGTCATCATATCAACACTATCGTCCCAATCAACATTTGCATTAGTATACTTAGGTAGACTAGGAACAACAACACACTTCCAAGATAACTTTTCTAACTCAACCGGATCATAGCCGTTAGTTAAAAATTGCTTTCTATACTTGTGTAATAGTTTATCGAATAAGTCTGCTTGACCTGATGTGACCTGTTTCTTATCATGTGTCAAGGACTGCATATTAGATATGAACTTGTAGTCGTAATGCGACAGGCTAATGGAAGTAGTCATCATAAAAAAGATGATTTGTTCTTTAGATGTAAATTCAATATTATTCATAACAGTATTATACTTCCTTCTATCCTTCAATCCTAATTGTTTGGTAATAAAAAAGGGGCGACCTCAGCCGCCCCAAACTCCTGACACAGAGTTATCGAACTTTCATACACGTTGACTCGGCTAACACTTTCCAGCTATTCTGACCAGTGACTTTAAATAAGTCAGCAATCTTAAGAGCCATTCTCATTGAAACTTCTCTAAGTTTGTGAGCATTCTCTTCCATGAAGTCAAAGATTTCTTGACCTTCATTGTTCTCAAACTTGTAGCTATTAAACAGACCGCCTGTTGCGTCCCTGTTTACTTGTTTGATTCTTAGCATCTTATCTCTATCAGAATCGATAGTAAGATTTAAGAAATGACAACGTGATTGTAATGCTTCCAAGTGATCCTGTAATCTCTTAGACTTGATGTTCTCAAACTTCAAGTTAGTGATAAAGATACATGAACCTTTGAACTCAAATGAGTTTGGAATGCCTTCTCTATTAAGAAGACTAGAGTCAGAGTTCCAGCAGATACGTCTGCTTTTGCCTGAGTCAAGTGCCGCTTTAAGAATGTTAAGAGCAAGATCGTCCTGAAAGACTGAATCGCAATCATCAAACACTAAGACGTTTTTAGCATCAGAGTACTTGTAAAGAACTGCATATAAACCTAGAGCAGTCATTGCACCTTTAACAACTTCGTAACGAGTACGACTGTTAGTAAGTTGATCGAACAATGAAGCCTTCTCCATTTGTTGCTCAACACCATATGACTTACCTACTCCAGGAGGACCTGAAACGATCATTGCTCTAATGTCCCCTGCGATAGTAGCCTTTGCCATATCGTCAAGTATGTTGAATCTGCATTTGATTCGATCCATTGCATCTTCTTCTGATTCAAGTTCTACTTGAGAAACGTCAGTTGTTTGATCTGCCATGATAGGTCTCTCACTTCCCCATGTGATATCGTTAATGTTATTCACTTTGATTTTAACATTAGCAATTTGTACGTGGGGGAAGTTACCGTCATTTTTGACAGTTACGAAGCCTCCTCGTTTGCCTGTTGCATAACCCTTAACCAATTCAAATGATTGATTAACGATTGGTTGATTTCTGTACTCTCCGTACTTGACTGTGATAGTCTGTGTCATATTTAACTCCGTAATGTGTCAGTTGTCGTTATAATGTAATTATACTACCTTTGGGTAGCAATGTCAAGCCTTTGGGTAAACTTTTTTATAATTATTTTGTTTACTTTTTTACTTAACATACATGTATTATAACGCCTTTTGGGTACAGAGTCAAGCCTTTTACCCATTATTTACCCATTATTTCGCCTAATCTACTTGAATATCTTCCATTCCAGCAGTTCTTAGACGGACAATATGACCCATCTGCCATTGCTTCGCATCTAACCCTTTCATTATGCCCAGATACTTATTTCTAAGCAGGGCTATTTCATTGATTAGGTACTCAAAGTCTATGACTTCATCTTCGCCATCAACATACTTCTCAGCATCACGTGAAGTCAATGCCCTAGCATATTTCTCTAAGTACTTCTGAAAGTGAGTTCTGCGAATCTTACGTAGTTTGATGTTAAGAAGGTTAAGCACCGCTTCAACTTCTTGTAGTTGATTGAAGCGATGCTCAGTTATGCCCGGCAGTGCTGATATATGTTTCTCAACATAACCAGTTACCCTGCAATCCTTTTTGCTAGATATGAGTTCATTTTCGTAGTGTGCAATGAAGTCAGGTATTACTGACAAGTCATGGCTAATCCGAGTGTACCAATTCAAGTATTACTCCTAGTCCCAGTCGTTGTCATCATCATCAGCATCTTCCTCTTCCCAAACTTCATCTTCATCTTCTGAAAAGTAAGATAATGCTTCTTTTATTTTCTTGTCACTGCCAAAGGCTTTTTTGATTTCCTGTGCAGTCATACCTTCATCGATCAAATGATTAACTAATACATCTGCCGCCTCATGTACGTCACCATCTTTGATTGAAGGTTTAATGATTTCCCATATCTTTGCTAGATCGTTTAAATTCATATGCTACTCCTCTACTATCTCTGGTGCATCTTCCTCAGTACTTACTTTGTCCATTGCACTTTTAACTTCAGAGTATTCAGACATAAGTTTATCTAAACATCCATCAGCATTTGCTTCCCAAGGTTTTCTAAATTGAAGAATCTCAGTGCCATCTTGTGTGATGTACTTTAAACGATTACCTTGTTTAGTTAACAAGCCTGATTTCTCAAACAAGTCTACTAGTCCTGAGTATGGATTCATACCTGTCTCGTAAGGAATCTTCACTTGCACACCCTCGAAAGGTTTTGCATAACGAGTCTTCATTACTTTACAGCCTGCACGAATACCTCTTACTTCTGAAATCTTATTGCCTGATGCATCTTCTTTCAGTTTCATTTTCTTCATTGCTACTACAATACTTGATGCATAGATAAAGCCTTGACCGCCTGATATTTTATCATCAGGGTCAAACATATCTTGCGATGCATAAGTGTGATTAGTTGCAACAAGTCCAACGTTGTAACTTCCGAACATGTTAACAGAGTTTCTTACTAAAGATGTAAGTGCTTTGGGCTTACGACCCATGTCACCTTTCATATCACCTTTATTAAACTGATCAACATCTGTCGGTGTTAACATCATACCTAATGAGTCAATTACAAAAAGAACTTTCGGACGTTCACCGTCTTCCATTGCTTTGTAATCTTGCATAAAGGTTGATATAGTTTTTGCTACATCGTCAATCATACTCATACTAAGTTTAAGTAACTTTTCTGGGCTAGTATCAACTTTCAAGGCTTGTAGCCATGCTTCGTCAAGTGCGTTCTCTGTGTCGATTAAGACTACAAAGATACCTTGATCTTGTGCTGATTTAACTATGTTGCCTGCGGCAAAGTATGATTTACCTGCGCCTGATTCACCTGCGAACACAGTTACTTTACCTAGAGGAACACCTTTTTCAAAGTCTCCTGAGATAAGATAATTGAGTGCGTATGAGCCAGTACTGATCCAGTCAGTTGGATCGTGAAATCCTATCGACAAGCCGTCGATGGATTTGGTTATGTCTTTCCTAAATTTGGAAACGTCAAATGGTTTTGCCAAAATAAACTCCTATTGATTTGATTGCTTGTTATTAATTCTACTAGAGTTAGATGTCTTTTGCAAGATTTCTGGGCAGGCTTCTGCCATGTCGTCCAAATCATAATCAGCAGGGTAATGTCTCAGTGCCGCTCTCGCCCTATCTCTGATAAGACTCGGTACACGTGGAGTTTTGCCTGGATCGCAAAGTTCTTCTAATAATTTCTTCCCTTGTTTAAGGGCTCTAAATCTTTCGTCTGGTAGTGTCATTGTATTCTCCTACAAAATGGGGGAAGTTGCCCTCCCCCAGACTAGCAACTCTTATGAATTGCTTTGTCTTGCACGAATCATTGCTAGAATGTCTTGTGCTTTATCGCTTGATGGTTCAGCAGTTTCTACAGGCGCCGCTACTGGAGTCTCTACAGCGGGTGCTGTTTCAACTACTGGGGTAGCAACTGGGGCAGATGTTTGAGCAACGGGCGCCGGGGCACTTGAAGTTGATTCATCTACTTTTTCTGCATTTGCAGGTGCATCTACGCCGAATGGACGATAGTATGCACCCCATTTGTCAACATCGTATGGACGACCATCTACTGATGCCTCGAACATTTCTTTGATGACACGTAACTCTGACTCACTTGGCTTCTTAGGTAAGAAGTCTGCTAAGTTGAATAGACCATTCGCTTCAATAGCCGCTTGTTCTACATCAGTTAGAGCAGATTCTTTTCTAGACCATGAAGATGTTGAATAATCAGCATACTGACCTTTCGTAGTTTTTCTGATATTAAAATCAAGACCACGCATTAAGTCAGTTGGTAATTCTTCGATCTCTGGATCCATCAATGAACTTTTGATAGTTTGAAAGATTTGAGGTGAAATAACAAATCTACGAATAGGATTCGCGGGAGTGTTGTCTTCCCCAATTGGGTTTTGACGTACAAAGCCTTGAAAGATGTATGAACGTTTCTTCCAGTATTTGTTTGCCATTTCTTTTAAAGTTTCGTCTTTATACCAAGGACGAACCTCTGCAAGAACGGGACAGTTCTCACCGAACATTTCTACGCACGGTACTTGAACTGTTACTTGTCTCACATTTGGATCACCTTTCACGCCATTAAACGGAAGTTTAATAACTTGTCTCTCTATCCAAAAGAACGAATTGCTTGGATCCGCATCGGGTAAGAAACGTAGTGAGCAAGATGCTCCTTCGTCCATTTTCCAATGAGGGAATATCGCTCCGTCAGATGCTGGATACTTAGATCCGGATGATTTATTTTCTTGTGCCGCGAGACGGGCACGGATGTCTGCTAGACTGGCCATAATGATTTCTCCTGTAATATATGCCTAATTATAGTTCTATATGTGTTGTCGCAAGACCGAAGTCTCACTAGTTTAGTTTAAGAGATAAATCTCTAACACATGACTCTATTATACACTAATAAAGTCCTTTGTCAATGTATATTTATGCCTAATTTACCCATTTGTAAAAAAGTTATACAAAGAGTGCGATTCCCATATGCTAGGGACTTGAGTAACAACAATCTCTGTGATCAAATGATAGGTGAGTATTAACACTCTTTTTCGATTCCCAAAACATAAATACTAGTGCGAACTAAACTTACGATAAGGAAACGATAATATGCATTTGAAACATATGAGAATCGCACTAATTTTATTTAGTGTGGTATTTGCCAGCCAAAATATTTCTGCTCAGGCTACTGGCACCTGTACAGCAGGCACTCAGTATTGTGAAGCAAGTACTAGTAATGATACTACTAATACAACCACGACCAATACTTCTACTAACACCTCTACTAACACCAATAACAACACCAGCACGGCTACTAATACTAATAACAACACTAGTACTGCTACCAATACCAATACCAATAATAATACTAATAATAATACCAATAATAACACTAATACCAACGCCAACACTAACACTAATACCAACAGTAACACCAACAACAACACCAACAACAACACCAACAATAATACCAACACTAACGCCAATACTAACACCAACACTAGCACCAATAATAATACTAATAACAACACTAGTAGCAATACTAATAACAACACTAGTACCAACAGCAACACCAACAGCAACAATAATAATACTACGTATAGTGGGTCCAATAATAATACCAATAATAATACCAGTAACAACACTAATACCAATAGTAATACCAACAATAACACCAATAACAACACCAGTACCAATACCAATAATAACACTAATAACACAACCAGTAATAACACCAACAATAATACTAACGATAGTACCGTAAATAGTACTTCCAATAACACTAACACCAATAACAATAACAACACTTCGGATATTAATCAGAATGTTAATAGTAATAGTAATTCTACCTCGAATAATACTAATAACAACAAT